ATTAGAATATAAAATGGATTTTGTAATAGGTGTAAATGAAAATTTCCAATCTTCTATAATAAACAGGGAACTTGGAAAAATATACGATCTTCAAGAAAAAACATTGGATTTCGTGAATTTGGACAATTCTTTAGATTACAACGCAAACATTGATTAAATATCATTATGGCTGGCTTCTTTAGATTACATAACAAATTTCACAGATCATCGCACCACACCTTGTCAAGTACATCGGTATTAGATCAAGGTCTTGATCCGATTGCAAGCCAGCAAGAACCATTCAATGGTATTTTTTATAATACCTTAACGAATCAACAAGGGACGTATGAAATACCAACTAATTCCTACGAATGGTATAGTACATATTCAACGGTCTGTGCCTTATCATCGAATTGGAATTTAATAGGAACTGTCTATAGTACAGTATGTGCTAATAGTGCTAATTGGAGCAATGCATATAGTGCGTATTCGACATTATGTGCAGCATCAGCTAATTGGGATTCAACATATTCAACAGTATGTGCAAATAGTGCAAATTGGGCTAATGAATATGTTCTTTACACGAATAGAGTTCAAGAAAACACAAGATCAAAGACATTCAGCGGGTATAAATTGACAATTAATGGTAACAATACGGTTGATTGGAATCTAGATATTGCCCAAGTTGCGTTTTTAAAACTAGATAGAAACGTTACAATTAAAAATCCAATTCCTCCCACAATGAAAAACGGAGGATTATATAATTTATATGTTGTTCAAGGATCACCATCAGGCGGTTATTCTTTAACATTTGAAAGCAATTATCTCTTTCCAGTTGGCGTTAATATCGCAACAGATATAAATTTCGCATTATCTGGAACTACAATATTCAATTTCTTCTGCGATTCAAGTTTCATGTATGGAGAATTTTACAAGACAAACTTGATTCCTGTAAGCCCCGCACCAACTCCAACAATAACACCAACACCTACTTTAACGCAAACTGTTACTCCAACCGCAGGTTTGAGTCCAACACCAACTTTAACGCCAACAAAAACACCAACTCCAACACCTACACCATTGAATCAAGTTATAACATTTGTTAACGGTGATCCAGTCGTGTTTTTTGGAAGTGGGGATAATTTAATTGGATTCCCTTGATGAAAAATGAACAATATTATTTTTCACAACAATTTTCATAGAAGCAATCATCACACAGTTTCCTCATTCGGATATCCTGAGTCGGCAAAAGACCCTATTGCTTCTTTAGAATTTCCATTTCAAGGAATATTCTATAATAATCTTTATAGTATTGATGAGTCTTTTATCGCAAATACGAACAGCTATGATTGGTGGAGTGTATATACAAGTGTAAATCCAAATTCGGCAACTTGGGAAAAATCTTTAACAACATATACTACAGTGTGTTCAAACAGTGCATTTTGGAATGAATATTCTAGTGTTTATGGTATTTTAAATTCTCTTTCTGCCAATTATCAATCCACGTTTTTAACTCTCTGTGCAAATTTAAATTATTGGAATGCTGTATACAACGAAAACACGATGTATACGAATGAAGTTCAAGAATCAACAAGACAGAAGACCTTTGCAAACAATGACATATATCCAAGCAATCCGATGAATATTGTTTTGGATTTAAGTGTTGGACAAGTTACAACATATATAACAGATGTTGATTCTTATTTTTCAGATTTTTCTGGAAATAAAAAAGGTGGAATATATCATTTAATTTTAATAACGGATGCGACGAGCAATCTAACACTACAAGTTTCTTTTAATCCTTCTAAATTTATATTTTCAGGTGATCAAAATACTTTTAGTATTGGTGGAATTCATGTGAGAAAAATTCAATTTTTATCGGATGGTAAATATCTACACGGAAAAACAACGTTGTATCAAATTTCAGCACCAGCCCCGACACCATCCGTAACACCGACAAATACACCAACTCCTACCCCAACTTCAACACCAACACCAACTCCTGTAACAGTTGGAATAGTTACACTTGTGGATGGTATACAAATGAAAGTTATACAAGGTGGAGAATACATATTCCCTCTAACAAACAAAGGAATGGTAAATTTCGAGGATTTTCAAATTTATGGATTCAACGGTGATGATATGAATCCTTTTTAATTTTTTTTAAAAAAAGTGAACTCTTGAATATAAATAAAAATATATGCCAAGCACATTAGCAAACTTCACACTATCAGCAGCAGCCGCACCAGACGATTTTATCGTTGGTTATGATGAAGCAGTATTAAATGGAGAAAGACGTTGGAGTGTTTCAACAATTGCAAATGCAGTGAGTGGAATTATTACTCCATCTTTCACAAACGCATTCGGTGAATCATATGGTCTTTTTAGAAAAAGCGACCCATCTATTGTCGCATTTTCGAAAACAGCTGATTTTGCAGTATCCACAGGCGTTACACTATATGTAGAAGTTAACGGGCGTTATATCCAAATCGATTCTGGAACCGTTGTTACCATGCCGTCTCCAACTGTTGGAACAGATTATGCTATTTGGGCAAACCCAAATGGAACTCTCCAAGCCACAACAAACCATACATCCGGTCCTGTTGCTGAATCTAGAAAAGTTGGCGGTTTCCATTATGCTGCTGGTAGCAATGCAACAGCCCAAGCTGGTGGCAACACAACAGCTCAAATCAATCAATATTCATTTTGGGATTTAAAATTCCGTCCAAATTGTCCAGACCCAAGAGGCATGACACTTGTCGCAGATTCTTTTTGGGCTGATATTTATCTCTGTGGAGTTGATCACACTGTAAACGGAACCTCTAAATATAATGTTACTATTGCAGATGGTTCAGCACCTCCAAAAGTTCCTACTGAATTTGGAGGAAATGGAACTACAGCATATGCAAATGGAAACTGGTGGAATTTCATGGAAGTTCTCCAATCCCATGGTAAGAGAGGATTTACTTATGCTGAATTTGCTGCTGCTGCATATGGGACAACTGAGGCAACAAGCTCAGGGGGAACGGACGTTCCCACTACAGGCGTCACAGGAACTGGAGCAACCTCGCAATGGAATGTATTTACTTCCAAATGGGGAGTTATTCAATCAACAGGATGCATTGCTATTTGGGGTGATGAATTTGGTGGTGGTAATGCAGCCGCATCTTGGACAGCCAACACACAAGGAAGAGGATCAACATATCAAATGGAAAACGCTGTCAATTTTGGTGGCACCTGGCCTGATTCGTCTCGTTCCGGTTCTCGTTGTTCTTATTGGGGCGTTTCTCCCTCTTTCTCCGACAACAGCGATGGTGTGCGCGGTGCCTGTGATCACCTGTCGCTTGATTAAAGCAGCGAAAGCCGCTTTGAATGATGGAACCAATCAAAGAAACGAACCCATGTTACGATCAAATGCTTATTGTGGAGAAATACGAGAGAGTGCTCTCTTACCTCTATCCGATAGCGCAATCAATCCCAAGAAAACACGGTGTTGTGAAAGAAATGTTTTTGAAAAATTTGATAAATCAACCGGATTTATTTTTTCAAGCTGGAAAATCAAATCAAGTGGGGAAAGCATATTTAGCAGATGCTGGTTTAGCAAATTTAAGATTTTTTTTAAGATTTTTGGTAATGATTCGATGCATGAGTCAGCATCAACATCAAACAGCACAAACAATGCTGTCGGAAGTTGGTGCAATTTTAGGAAGTTGGATCAAAAGCAAAAAAGGATGAGTTGGGTCAAAGCACTGTCAATTTTGGTGGCAACTGGAATAATTCTTCTAATTCCGGTTCTCGTTGTTCTAATTGGAACAATTCTCCCACTAACTCCAACAACAACAATGGTGTGCGCGGTGCCTGTGACGACATTTTTTTGCTCCAACTTTGTCACGACAAGCTGGGCAGGCTCCATAATCAAATGGTGGTCAGCCAATTCCATCCTCCTTCGGGAAACACAATTAGAGGTTCAGTTCAGCGTTTAGTAGTAAATCGAAAAACGAGACTGACAATTTCTTAATGCCTAAAAAAGAAAGAAATTTAATAGAAAAAATATACGCTATCGAAAATTTAAGAGAAGCTTTTAAAGCAACTTCCAAAGGAAAAAAAGAAAATTATTATTATTTGGAATTCAAAGAATATAGTGAAGCTAATTTATTGGAAATACAAAAAGAATTAAAAAACGGAACTTATAAAATAGGAGATTATCATAATTTCACTATATATGAACCAAAAGCAAGAAATATATCAGCATTAAGTTTCAAAGATAGAATCGTTCAACATGCCTTGCATAGAATAATTGAACCAATTTTTGAAAAAACAATGCTTCCTTATTCATTTGCATGTAGGCAC